GAGTTTGTATAAGACTTGTCGGGATTTTGCAAAGGCAGCAAAAGCAGGAGCTGTCAATGTAGAGCATGGTGAGGAAAATACAAAAGTATCTTCTGCCGATTTAGAACAAGCACCGTTTTAATAAAAGCCCTTCGGGGCTTTTATCTTAGAAAGGAGAAAAATATGGGTGAACGAGTTTCAATTCAATTTGCAAAGCTTGAGCAGTACGGTAGCAGAACGCCTGAGCAAGAAAAAAGTGTGTGTTTGTTTAATCATTGGGGAGCAACAAAATTTCCTGCTTTTGCTTTTCAGTGGGTACAAACATTTTATAATCACACTAGACAGTATGTGCAACCTAATTTCTCAGACTCATTTAGTCGTTTTGATGTCATTGGTTTAATGCCTCAATTTGTCATGGCGATGGGTAGATCAAATCAATTTGATCATTACAAATATGAGGGGGTGTTTAGTGACAATCTTTATTTTGGAAAAGATGAAAAAGATGGAGACAATAGGGATCATGGTCATCATTTAATTATCGTGCCTAATCACGAACTACCCTACAATGAGGATTCATCAGACCCGTTTTATAATCCGAAAGACTTTACTATTCGGGTACAAAAACTGGATTACTGTTGAATGAGGCTTCAAGAAATTTTTGCAGGGTTGGAAACTGCTCATGGGGAGTATACTTCTGGCTCTGCAAACGGTTCTGGAAAGGTCGGTGGTGTTTGTCGTGTTGTCAAAGAACCACTGACCAAGGAGCTTTGGGAGAAACATATTAGAGGAGAGGCTCCAGGATTAGGGGTTATTCCAATTAACGCTAGAAATAAATGCGTGTGGGGTTGTATTGATATTGATGAATACCCGCTAAACCATAAAGAACTTATAAAGAAGATAAAAAAAAATAAACTGCCTTTGATTGTGTTTCGATCAAAGTCAGGAGGAGCTCATGTTTTTTTATTTGTTAAAGAAGAAATAACTGCTTTAGAGATGCGAGAGTATTTATCAAACGTGGCTAGTATTTTAGGACAAGCTGGAAAAGAAATATTTCCAAAACAAAGTGAAATACTTGTGGAAAGAGGAGATGTTGGTAATTTTTTAAATATGCCTTACTTCGGGGGAGACAATACTACATCTCGTTACGCTTTTACAGAAATAGGAGAGAAGGCTACATTAGAGCAGTTTTATCAGATGTATGATGAGAAAGTACAATCTTTACCTTTAAAAGAAATAAAACCAATAGAAAAAACAAGTGGCCCTATAAAAGATGGTCCCCCTTGTCTACAGACACTTTGTTCACAAGGGTTCCCCGAAGGGACTAGAAACAACGGATTGTTTAATATTGCTTTGTATTTAAAGAGGGCAAACCCTTCTGATTGGCAAGATAAGGTAATGGAATACAATCAGAAATATTTAAAGCCACCTTTGGGAGTAAAAGAACTACAACAAATTATTGCTACGCATGAGAAGAAAGAATATTTTTATAAGTGTAAAGATGCACCAATTAATAGTTTTTGTAACAGCAGCCTTTGTCGTACAAGAAAATTTGGAGTAGGAACTGACGGACCCGACACCCCACAGATGGCTTGTTTGGTAAAATATAATTCTGAGCCTCCTCTTTGGTTTTTAGATGTTGATGGTAAGCGTTTGGAATTAGATACTGATCAACTTCATAATCAAAACTTGTTTCAAAAAGCTTGTATGGAAAAAATTAATCGCTTGCCGCCTACTGTAAAAAGATCTGATTGGGAAGATCATGTCAATGGCTTACTAATTGATATGGTCGAAACTGGCAGTATTCAAGAGGCAACAGAAGACGTTTCAACAACAGGACGGTTTATTGATTTATTAGAAGACTTTACAACACACTTACAACAAGCTTTAGATAAAGAAGAGATACTTATGGGTAAGCCGTGGCACGATGACGAGGGAAACGTGTGGTTTAGACTGAAAGACTTAACAGCACACTTAAAAAGAAATAACTTTACAGAGCTTTCTCGTCCAAAAATTATTCAACGTATTCGTCAAAGAAACGGTAAAGATAAACCTGTAAATATTAAAGGTCGTAGTCAAAGGGTGTGGATTATGCCTAGATTTAAGGCTCAAGAAGAACCTTTTAAACTACCTGATACCTTAGAAGAGAATGAGGCTCCTTTTTGATAGTTAAAGTATTTGGTCCTCCAGGCACAGGTAAAACAACTTTTTTAATTAATCAAGTTGATAAGGAAGTATGTGAAGGAGTTTTGCCTAGAAATATAGGATATTTTGCTTTTACAAAACGAGCCTCTACTGAGGCAAAGCAACGGGCTGCACAAAAGTTTGAAAACTTAGATATAAAAAAAGACTTTCCTTATTTTAGAACATTGCATTCTTTAGCCTTTCAAATTTTAGGTATGAAAAAAGAAGCAATGATGGGATCTGAACACTACAATGATTTTGCAAAAAAGATTGGGGAAGATATTGGTGTAGAAAAAGACGATGATGACTTTGTAAAAAGAACAAACAATCCTATATTAGATCAAATTAATTTAGCCAGAGTAAGAGAAATGTCATTGCGAGAACACTATCATCGCTCCTCAATTGACATTGATTGGCGAAAGCTAGAATGGATAGATGCTAGTTATAAAAAATACAAAGAGATAGAAGAGCTTTATGATTACACAGATTTGTTGGAAGAAGTTGTGTATAATAGAAGTGAATGTTCTGATGGAATACCAAGACTAGAAGTAGTAATTGTTGATGAGGCACAGGATTTATCAAAACTTCAATGGAGGTTTGTTCGTTTACTTATAGAAAGATCGAGTCGTACTTTCTTAGCCGGAGATGATGATCAAGCAATTTATTCATGGGCCGGGGCTGATGTAAAAAGTTTTTTAGAAACAAACGCACAGACAATTATCTTAGATCAATCGTATCGAGTGCCAAGGAACATTCATAGAATGTGTTTGTCTGTTGTTGAGAGAATATCTACAAGACAAAAAAAGACATGGAATCCAAGAGAAGAAGAAGGAGTAGTTGAGCAAGTAAATTACTTTCACAGCATTAACTTTGAACAAGCTATGAAAGAACAACCTGATAAGACATGGCTTATCTTGGCATCTACAAACTATCTTTTAAACAAACCATACGATCATCTTTACTCGCAAGGAATTTATTTTGAAAGAAACAATCACCCGTGTATATCTTCAAAAATAATATCTGCCGTTATTGATTGGGAAGATTTACGAAAAGGTAGAGAAATAACTTTAGGGTCCGTTGCAAACATCTACAAATATATAGACTCGCAATATGTAAAACGAGGTTACAAAAATTTGAAAACTGCATTAGAAGATGATTTATTTACATTAGATATTTTAAAAAGAGATCACGGTTTATTGACAGAAGATATTTGGACAAGGGTATTAACAAAGATACCAACAAAAAAGGTAGAATACCTTAGAAGTTTATTAAAGAGAAAGGTCAAGATAAAAGAAAAACCTTTGGTTAGGTTGTCTACCATTCACGGAGCAAAAGGTGCAGAAGCTGATATAGTGGTATTGATTACTGATGTGTCTACAAAAGCTTTTGAGGAGGCTTTTAATAACCCAGATGATGCGAGGCGAGTAACATATGTTGCTTTAACGAGAGCAAAAGAAAAACTTATTCGTGTATATCCTGAAGACCATAATAAAGCTATTTTGTTTTGAATAAATTATTATTTCCTCCACAAACAGAGTGGACTATTCCAGAAACTTTTCCAGACTTATCACAAGCAAAAGAAATCGCTATTGACTTAGAGACAAGCGATCCAAACATGGATAGCATGGGACCGGGATGGCCTATTAAAAATGGTTTCATTGTTGGATTTGCTTTTGCTGTTTCTGATTGGAAGGGTTACTTTCCTATTAAACATCAAGGGGGAGGTAACTTAGATGAAACAGTTGTGAGAAACTTTGTTCAAGATGTTTTGAAAACAAACGCTAAAAAAATTTTTCACAATGCAGCATATGATGTCGGATGGTTAATGGCAGAAGGGTTTACAATTAATGGACAAATTATAGATACATTAATTGCAGCTCCGCTATTAGATGAGAACCGTTTTTCTTACACACTAAATTCTTTAAGCTATGATTATTTAAGAGAAACAAAGTCAGAAAAAGGACTAAAAGATGCAGCAACTGCTTTTGGAGTTCACCCGAAAAAAGAGTTATGGAAGTTACCTTCACTGTATGTTGGAGAGTATGGTGAACAAGATGCGGCTTTAACATTAAAACTTTGGCAATACTTTAAAGTTCATTTAGCGAAAGAAGAAGTTAGTTCTATTTTTGAACTAGAAACAGAGTTGTTACCTGTTTTAATTGATATGACAAAAAAAGGAGTGCGATTTGATCGTGACAAGTGCCAAAGCTTGATTAAACAGTTGCAAGAAGAAGAGGTGCATTTAGAAGAGCAGATAGAAAAGCTATCTGGCTCTCCGGTAGACATTTGGGCCTCTGCAAGTATTGCAAAAGCTTTTGATACATTGAAAATAAAATACCCGAATAGCGAAACAGGTTTGCCTTCTTTTACCAAAAACTTTTTAGAAACACATGACCACCCACTAGCAAAATTAATTTTTGACTGTAGAGAAATTAACAAAACACACTCTACTTTTTTAAATCCTTACATAAAGTTCTCTGAGCATGATGGAAGAATCCATCCTCATATTAACCAGTTACGATCTGATAGTGGAGGCACGGTCACTGGTAGGTTGTCTATGGCAAACCCAAACTTGCAACAAGTGCCAGCCAGAAATCCGAAAATAGGCAAGATGGTACGAGGTTTGTTCTTACCAAACGAAGGAGAACAATGGGCTTCCCTGGATTTTTCTAGCCAAGAACCACGAATATTGGTGTACTACGCTACAGAATTAGGGCTTGAAGGGGCTGATTTGATGAAAAAAGCTTATGAGAAGGACAATAATACAGATTTTCATCAGATGGTGGCCGATATGGCGAAAATAGACCGCAAAACAGCCAAAACGATTGGTTTGGGACTTATGTATGGCATGGGTAAGACAAAACTCGCTCACGAGCTTGATTTGGACTTAGAAGAGGCAACACAAATTATAGATAAGTTTCACCAGCAAGTACCTTTTCTAAAAGGCACAATTGAACGTGTAATGAGACATATTGATAAACCCTTGTCAAAAGGTGCAATTCGTACTCTTTTGGGTAGAAAGTGTAGGTTTGATCTTTGGGAGCCTATAAATTGGGGAATTCATAAAGCATTGCCCCATGTGGAAGCATTAGCGGAACATGGACCACGAATTAAGAGAGCCTATACCTACAAAGGCTTAAATAGACTTATACAAGGATCTGCGGCAGACCAGACAAAGGCAGCTATGATTGCACTACACAAAGCTGGTTTTAATTTGTTACTACAAATCCACGATGAGATTGCATTGTCTGTGAAAAATAGGGACGAGGCTCAGGAGGCATCTAAGATTATGAATGAGGCAGTTAAGGATAAATTAACTGTTCCGGTAAAAACAGATATAGAAATTGGACAATCCTGGGGAAATGCCTCATAATATGTATGTAAAAACTTCACGGACATGAGTTTTTACTTCTTCAGACTTTGTTTGAAAAGGGGTTTTTTTAAAAGACCCCTACTTTTTAGAAAGAAAATAGAAAGAAAAGAATAATATGGTTAAAAAAATAAAGAAGAAACAAGTCTCGCCATCGAGAAGAAAAGATGGTAAACGTTGGCATACTGTGGCTTTGAAGGAAGAAACAAAAGCAAAGCTTAAAGAATTATCTATGTTTCATGACTCAACTCAAGGTCAGGTTTTAGAAAAGTTGATAGGAGATGCTTTTGAAAAAGCTCTTAAAGAATCAGAAGCTGTTCACTAGTTTAGAAGTAGAAGTTTCCTATTCGATATTGCCTAAAATTTTAAATATCCCGGAACAAATAGATATAAAGGCTGTATACGTTTTATCAAACAATAAAAAAGCCAGAAAGAAAGATATTTTAAAATTATTATCTGAATCAGAAATTATTAACCTAGAGGATAGATTGGCAGAAAATGAAGAAAGATAAAAAGAAAGAAATAGATTGGTCATGGGAAAATGTCCCTGAACTTCCTCCTTATATATCAGATCTTAATTGGAAAATTAGAGAAGCTTTAAGAGCATCTAAGTATACTCAAGAAGAGGTAGCTACAGCGATTAATATTTCTAGGCCCTATTTTAACAAGATCGTAACTAAAAATACTCAAAAACAAATAAGGCCAAGTCTTAATGTGCTTAAGAAATTAGCTGATTTTTTAAAAATAGAACTTAAGTTTTTTCAAACGGAGAAATACACAGTAGATGACGTTTTTAAAGAAGTGTTTTTTTTAACACAAGACCACGTTTGTTTGAAAGAATTAGAAAATTCAGAAGAACTACCCACTAAAAGAGCTGGAATATATACGGACATGAAACAAGTTGGCGGTAATCACTACGAGAAGAAAAAGATACAGCCGTGGGATGTTCGGATTGATTGGTCACTCGATCCGTGGCTCTCGGACGTTATCCGCTACATAGCTCGTCACCAAGATAAAAACGGTATTGAAGATATACGCAAGGCTATTCATTGTTTAAAATATGTTGAAGAAAATTATGAAGAAATAAAAGAAAAATATTATGCCAAAAATATGGAATGACTTAGATGAAGCAATTATAGGTACAGCTCTGGTTTGGGACACTTCAGGTCATCACATAGAAAGAGTTGTTTATGATGGAGAAGAGATTGTTTCTATTTTTATGAAAAGAGATAATATGACATACGAAGAGG